CTTGCGTACCTTTTGTGCAACACTTTTAGGTTGCTTAACAAACTGTTTACCTTGGGCTGTTCCTTTACGCTTTGCCCTTGTTGTTGATGCGTATTCCTGTGGACTTAGAGCTTCGATGGCTTTCTTTGGTAGATACCTTTCTCCTGTCTTGGAAGAAGGTTTCCCAGACTTCGTTTGCCACTTTTGTTCTGTCCATGCTTTCAGACTTTGTTGTGATTTTTTTAGAGTCATTAGATTCTTTGTGGTAAGTAGTTTTCTTCAACTTTAATTGTTATTGTAACACCATTACTACTACTACATAACCCTCTAATCTTATCACCATTCTGTAACCATAAAGGGTCTGTAATTTGTATTAAAGCATTAGGTAATATCGTTGTTGTTTCTGCCATTGTGTAATATGTTGTATTAGCAGAGTCATACCAATCTAAAGAAAAGGTTTTACCTCCATTAGTATTATTAGCAATATAAATACTTTTTACTTCTGCTTCATAGTTATTAGGAACAGTATATATATCTTGATTAGATGTTGTTAATTCTAATCCTATTGTTCTACTTTTACTTGCCATTAGTTCTGTTTGTACATTATGTTTAAAGATGCAGAAACATTAAAACTTACAGCTCCTGAACTTGATTCTGCTCTAAATTCAATATCGCTTTTCTCCATTATTTTAAGAGGAAAACTGTAGTCCTGTAAATGATTTCCGTTACTTATTGTAATTATTTCCTTTGTATTAAATACTCCACCATAAGGTCTCACAACTAATAAAGTTTTTAATACAGCAGGAGTGTTTGATGATGTTCCTGTTGAAATATTTGTTTGATAAATATAAGCAGTATAACCAGCAGGTACTGTCCAAAATGCTTGAAGTGTTTGATTCGTACCATCTCCATTAATTGTAGTGTATTTATTTACAGGCACTCCTGCTGTTACTGTTCCTGTTCCTACATAAATAATTCCTGCATTTACTCCACCACTTCCTGCGGTTAAAACTAATCCTCTGTTAACTCTTAAATAACTATTGGATGTGGTAACAGGAGTTTGACCATTCATCGTTATAGTTTCTGAAATTTCATTATAACTTGCATCTAATCCAGAAATTTCAATTGTTCTTGCACCTGTTCCAGCAGAAGTATCATTTACATCAGAACTAGATACCGTCATGGTTGTTGCACTAGGGGGATAGATATATAAACCTCCCTCAAGCCAAATTGTTTCTAAACTATTCGCAACATCTGCGTTTTGACCAAACTTGTAAACTTGTTTGTAACTAGGAGATAAATCTCCACTAGAAACATTTAGTTGAAAATCTTCAATATTTGGATAATTAGTTATTGCCATTATATAATACTTATCTACCCTGACCTCTGTATTTCTTATAGCTTCTTCTCTTGCTTTTATTCAGTGATGACATTCTAATTCTTCCATCCCCTATGGTTGTACGCTTAGGAATGTGGATTAATACAGCACTATTGCTGACTGTTTTACTTTTTGCCATCTATTGTAATTTGTATCTTTGGAATCTTTTTTATAAAATCTCTTCTTAGTCGTATATTCAACATTTTGTTTAAACATTTGGGTTCATAGAAGTTTTGTAGTTGGTACATTAACTCCATTAGCTTAGCATCTGATTTATTGTGGCTAGTAAACAGTATATCTTTGTGGGATATCTTTAAATCTGTAGTATTAGAACCAAAATAATTATCAAAGTGTACACCTGACTTGGAAGTAATGCCAATATAGAACTCACCTGTTTTGTAATAGGTTTTATAAACCTTATATAACGCCCTCTTTGGCAAATAATATTAGGATTTATACCCACCACCAGCTTTTTTATATTCAGAAGCTAGTAGTTGGGCCTTTCTTGCAGACCATTGTCCAGGTTTTCCACCTTTAGACCCTGCTTTAATTTTATTGAACAAAGTTTTTCTCATAGTAGGCTTGGTATAATTACCAGCCTGATTAACTTTTGATTTATTGCTCATGTTTAATTGAAAGACTCTTCATCGTAACGCCCTTTTGTGTTAACTCTATTGTATAGAATGTTTTTATGTGTGTGACTTCTTGAATATTAGAGCCTTATATTATATAAATATAGTGTTATTTTAGAACTTGTCAAGTATTTTTTTAAAATAAATTTATTTTTGCAGTTAAAACATGTACTTTCATTGATTTTATTATATTTTTAAAAGGGTACACGGGAAATTTATACAGAAAACATTATAATATATTTGGCTACACGGCAAATAATATACAGAAAACATTATAATATTAGGGTATGTTACAATCTTTTACAGATATTAAGTATATTATAGAAAATAGTTGTTGACAAAATCGTATTTTACATGTAATATATATATTGTAGATGCCCCCCTCTAACATCTATTTTACACTCCCCTAATGTATGTGGAAAATGTGGGGTAGTGTGTGGCAGATGTACTTTCAATGTGTACCCAATATTTTAGTTCGGTAGCATATATATAAGGCACATAGGGGGGGGATGGCACATGCATGGGTAGGTCTATGCGTAATATAATATTACACTCAATATATTATAATATATGGAATATTGTTCTATATATCGAATATACATTATATCAAATATTGTTCTATATATCGAACTTAACATATATTCTACAAATCAAACATAGTTCTATAAATAGAATATAGTACTTTCCCCTTTTATAAGATGTAGGGAGTATGTAAAAAACTAATCTACATACTTTCAAATATATACCCCCCATATTTATCTCACATAATATTTCATATTTATTTCATACCTTTCACCCCCTAATATTTAATATATCTATTTACATTTGTTTACATCTTTTAAGTAATATTTATAAAAATATTTATTGCATTTTAAAATTACATGAAATATTAATATTAACTATGGAAAATAAATCAAAGAAAGGTTTAAAAACAATGAAAAAAAGTGAGATTAAAATCTTAGATATTCACCATGAAGCAAATGGGGAAGAATATATCGTGATAAGATATGTTTATAAAAATAGAGAGTCAGTTTTTACCCATAGCGTAGAGGATATTAAATTTAATGCTAAAGACGGATTTGAAATTTCAGAAATGGATAAAAAAGAGTTATCAACAATAAGAAAGGTTGAAGCCTAATAAATTAAATAGATATATACTTAAACCTCATTTAATTGGGGTTTAGGTCTATACCTAAGAAAAGTATAGAAGAAACGGATATAAAAAATGTCACTAACAAAAAAACACTATATAAAACTAGCTGAAATATTAGGAAAGCATAGAGCAGATTTAAAAATAGGTTGCGATAATAATCATTTAATACTAGATTTAGTTGATTATTTAAAAGATGATAATTATAGATTTGATACAAATACCTTTTTAAATAAAATTGATGAGGTACAAAAACAAGTTGAAACAGAAAGGAAAATATAAAAAATGTCACAAGATGAACTAATACAAATAAATATTAAAGTTATGGATTTTTTCTATAAATTGACTGATGAAGATAAAAAAACCTTTAAAAAGGATTTTCAAGATATTGATAAGATATTTGAAAAGATATTTAATCAATTAGAAAAGAAAGATAATACATAAATAGATATATAGAAAAGCCTCTTTTATGGGGTTTTTCTCTATACCTAAGAAAAGTATAGAAGAAAAGAGTATAAACATGAAAAAACTAGTAAAAAAGTATAGACTACAAAAACAAAAAGAAAGTAATAGATTTACGGGGCATTTATTACCAAGTGAATTTATCAGCCAAGAAAGGTTGGATAATATGAAAACCATTGAAGAATTTACAAAGATTTACTTTAAAAATGAAAGAAAGGATTATTAAAAATATGAAAACAAAAGAGCAAATACAATTAGAATTGAATAAATGGTTAGTCAAATATTATACAATGATATATTCAAAAGTAGGAAAGGGGGTTAAATAATGATTGTTAGATATATATCAAAAAATGAATTTTTAGATGCATTTAATATTAGAAAAGGTAATTTTTCTGATAATGGATTAATGGCTCTATATGATTATCTTGATGATTTTTATAGTGAAGCTGATAAACCTTACGAATTAGATGTCATAGAAATTTGTTGTAGCTTTACAGAATACGATAATTTACAAGATTTCAACAAGGATTATAATAGAGAATATGAAAATATTGATGAAATTGTTGATGATACGGAAATAATTAGAATTGATGATAAAAGATTTATCATAGCTAATTTTTAGAAAGGGGTTAAATATGTATTATATAAAGGAATTTATAAAACACGATAACAATATACCAATATTTAAAAATATAATGGAACATAGGGGAAAAAATAAAGGTGAGTTAAAGGTCTTTAAATCTATGTATTCTACAAATAAATATATAAAAAAATATGGATTAGATGAAAAAAAACATTATATTTACATTTATAGAAAGGGGTTAAATAATGGGTTATAATACTAATTTAATTGGGTATTCAGTAAGAATTGAGGAATTATTTGAATATGGAAACAGTAAGCCTACAAAAATAAAGGCATATTGTGAAAATGTAGATTATTGGCTAGTAAAAACCTATCGAATAGAAGAGCCGTTTATTAATTGCATTGATGAAATTATACCTAAAATTAAAAAAGATATATTAGAAATGGAAAGGGAAGTAGAAAAATGCTAGGTGATTGGATAATAATTTTTATCTTGTTAATTATTGTATCAATTTTAAGATTATTTCAAAATTAATACTTGACAAAAGTTAAAAAATATGAAAGGTTGTTAATATGAAAACAATAAATAATGAAGTAAAACAAAAAAAAGAAAAAATAAATGATAGATTAATAAGATTATATGAATTTTATTTAGATATCGGTTATTCCAAAAATGATGCAGTAGAGAAAGCATATGAGGAAAATTATAATATAGAAAGGAATAGTAAAAATGGAAACTAATAAAGACGGCTACACTCCAAAACAAATGGCTAAAAATATTCTTTTAAAGAGTATTCATAGAGCATTAGACGGAAATTCTATTTATATGGATAATGATATTAATTATGCTCCATATACATTTAGAGATAAGACAATAAAAGAGTTAGAAAAACTAGCTTTAAAATTGATTAAGTCTTTGGATACACCCTATAAAAGTAAAGAATTTATGGATATTAGCTATTATTATGATATAAGGGTTAAGCCACCCTACATGGATTAATACTTGACAAAAGTTAAAAAGTATGAAAGGTTGTATTTATGAATAATTTAGAATTTACAAAAGCTAAAAAGTTATTGAATATTGATAATAATGCAAAAACTATAAAGGGGCAAAAGAAAGGGTATAAAACGGCTATATTATACCTAGCGCCTAGTATTAACAGTGGGTATAATGTATGCCCACAAGCTAGTGAGGGTTGCAAATCAGCATGTTTATATACTAGTGGGCATGGTAGATTTGACAATGTTAAACAAGGTCGTATCAATAAAACAAGGTGGTATATACAAGAAAGAGAAAGTTTTTTACTACAATTAACAAAGGAAATAAAAAACTTTATTAAAAATTCTGAAAAGAATAATTTTATACCATGTATTAGGCTCAATGGTACAAGCGATATATCATGGGAAAATATGGGAATCTTACAACAATTTCCTCAAGTACAATTCTATGATTACACTAAGGTTTATAAACGCATGGTTGCTTATGTCAATGGGCAAATGCCTAGCAATTACCATTTAACTTATTCACTTAATGAGGATAACAAAGAGTTAGCTTTTGAAGTATTGAAAATGAAAGGTAATATTTCTGCCGTATTTAGAAACCAATTACCTAAGATATACAAGGGCTATAAAGTTGTTAATGGTGATGAATCTGATTTAAGATTTAAAGACCCTAAAAATTGCATAGTCGGACTAATTGCCAAAGGTGATGCAAAAAAAGATTCTAGTGGATTTGTACTAGATTAAGAAAGGATAGACAATGAAAAAATATAAAGTAATGCTAGAGTATACAGTTCAAAAACATTATAGGGTTGAAGCTAATACTCAAGAAGAAGCTGAAGAACTAGCCCTAATGGGTAAGGGGTGGATAGAAGAATTTGATGATTATTCTTACAATAATTATTCAGATGTAGAATTAGAAAGTGAGGATGAGTAATGAGTAAACTATATAAATTCTCAATAACTGTTGGAACAGAGCAAGGTACATGTATTATTTGTACTGAAACAAAAAATAAAAGTATTTACTTTGCTGAATTTGTTGATTATGATGAAGCCTCTAATTATTTAGACAAATGTTTTGAAATAGTTGATTATAGAGGAAACTATACTATTTATAAAAGAAAGGAAAAATAAAAATGAAAATAAGAACTATATTTGAAATACAAGCTATCATAGACGGAAGAAAGATTCCTGTAGACATTGAGGAATTTTTAGAAACAGAAAGGTGGTGCAAAACCAAAGAGCAAAAAATAAAATATGGTGATATGGATATTACCCACTATATTAGAGCCGTTGCAAAAGACAATGAAGTATTATCAAGATATCAACAAAGTAGATTAGAGGATATGGAATTATCTGTTAATCAATTACTAGTTGACATTAAAGAAATGAGAGGTGAATAATGAAAGGCTATTGGTTATTAATATATTCTTTTGGAGCAGTAGCATTATACATAGCTTTACTGTGTATCTATTTAGCATTTTATCAATGAAGCAAGATTGTATAGAAAAATTTAGTAAGGAATATATTAAATGGTATAAAACTATTCCTCAACAAATAGAGAAAGCAAAAAGAGAAATGGAATTTGAGAGGGAAGTTAATCAAGGAATAAAACTTACTAACAGTAAAATAGAAAAAAGAAAAAAACAAATTATGTTTGATTTAAAATACAAAAAAAAGGTAGGTACGATTGAATAAAAAAGATAGTAAAATCAATGACTTATTGGAAAACTTAGGTGACCCAATAGACAAATATAAAAATTGGGAAGTTCCCAAAAAATATCCGTTCCCTGTGTATCGTAAATTAGAGGGTGATTTAATTCATGTGTATAGACTACAAGAGCATGTGGAAAAAATTGAAAAGGATAAATACAAAGACATGGTAGATAGTTATTTTAAAGAGGAAATTGCAAACTCAAAAAATAAATAACTTTCTTACAGAGTAAGATGAAAAAATTTTTCTTGACATGTTTTACAAAGTATGAAAGAATATGTTCAAGTTAAATACAGAAAGGAAAGCTGAATGGCTAAAATAAAAAACGAAACTAAACAAGAAGAAACAGTCATAGACGGAATACTAGTTGAAAAACTAGACGCATGGCGAACTGAGGAAATACAAAGAGAAAACTCTCATATCATTGTTGACCTCATCCAATACTTATCTGATGAAGTTTATCCAAACTATAAAGATACAGATGCAGATAAGGAAATTAAAAATGTAAGAAAATATATTCTTGCAAACTATCCTTTTGATGATTCATTAGGTATAAGCAGAAATGCCTATGATGTGATGAACAGTAGAATATCAAGAGGGGGTCAATTAGTTTATCGTAAAAAGATTACTATTAAAGATGATAGACTAAGAGATAAAAAAGGTAATGCAATTACTATTTCTAAAATGGAAGACATACATAACGACTTTATTAATAAAAGTTCTAAACCAAAACTACGAGCCGTTAAAGAAGACATCCAAGTTGAAGAAACAGATACATTACCAACAGTAGAGCAATCAACAACAAAGTTAAGAGATGAAATTGCTAACCAATACAATGAAATATCTAGTACGGATTTATTTGTAGATGTTAGCACCACTTTCTTTTCTAAGATGATGACACTAAATTCACAAGATTTTGATAACCTATTGAACGACAGAAATTTTGTGGAATTTGTTAATGAAAACTACAAACCATTAAGAAATATATTAGAAAAGATTATTTCTGTGGGCGAAAAGAAAAAATCTAAAGTTGCATAATTATATCCTCACTTTAGGACAGGGGTTTCATTCCCCTGTCGTACCAATAGAAAGGAAAATAAAATGAGTTGTTTACAAAATGAAATACTACTAGAGAAGTGGTACGAGGAAGCCTTAGAAGAAACATTAAAGCAGTATAAAGATGTGGCTAAGGCAGAAGAAGAAGCAGAAAGAATAGCAAGGGAAAGAATAGAAAGTGAAGGTCAATGAATAGCGATAGAGCCTTTATGGTAGCTGATAGATTATTTTGGATATTCATAGAGAATACACATCCAAGTTATACGGGGGATTTTATTGAGCCTGACCCTGACAATCCTGAAGGTACAAGAAGTACTGAAAGGGGCCAAGAACTATTTGATGAACTATTAAGATTAGTAGAAAGGTTATAATGAAAAGAGTAGTAAGTTGGAAAGGCCACCTAGAATTTGAATTTGAAGACGGAACAAAAGAAATATTTCATGACTTTGAATTTTCAGATTATCTATGTGAACAGATTGATGAAGAAATTCGTTGTTATGAAGAATCAAGTGCCATGTATGAACAAATGAAACAAGAGGTAGATGATGATAGATAAATTAAAAAAAGTAAGATACACTTTACGAGATACAGAAAAATATTTAAGTGGTATATTATCGTATGAATGGATGCATAATCATCCACATTTTCATGGCAATAATAAATATGCTATGTTAGAAATAAGAGATAATCTTATTAAGACTAGTGAAGAACTGAAAGTTATTATTGATAAATTGAATCTAGATATCAAAGAATAATAATGTCAGTTTACTACATAAAAGATTATATAGAATTCTCTCTAAAAGAATTAGAGAAGGCTAAAAAGGAATGGCGAAATGGTGAGGATTGGGATGATGAGAAGTATAATAGGATAGAATTCCTACAAAAAACCATAAAAGAATTAACAGAAATGAGGAAACATGGAAGAATATTTTACACAGACTTTTGATTTACAAAAACACACTGAACTAAAAGACTTAGGTAAAAAATTAAAGAGTAGTTTTAATAGTAAATTAAATTATCAAGGGCTAGCTTATACTAAAGAATTAAGAGTTAATAATAAAAATATATTTGGATTAACTAAAAAAGAAAGTATTATATTGAGGGCTAGATTTGGAATTGGATTTAATCAAAACTATACACATAAACAGATAGGTAATAAATTACATTTGACTAAAGAAAGAATAAGACAAGTTGAATGTAGAGCATTACGCAAACTTAGACACCCAACAAATTTAAAGATACTAATACAATATGGTGATATTTTTGGATTATAACCATGATAAAACATACACGAGGGGTATTAACTACCCCATGTATGCTCATTAAAATGGAAAATAATTATCCATTATGCAGTTTTTGTAGAGTTTGTACTCTTAAAGTGGATGTAAGCCCACTCCCTATCATCAGGTCTGTATTCTGCTTCAACAAATCTCTTGATGCCGTCTTCATTATTAACACGCTTATTAAAAAGATTAAGAAAAAAGTTAACAGATTTTTTAGTAATACCAAAAGCATTCATAAATTACACCCCCTTTTGTGTGTTTTATACAAGTTCTATTGTAGTGTAAAATCCTTATTTTTCAAGTGTTTTTATGGCATAACAGGTATGCAAGTTTTATACATTTTTTTCTTGACAAGGATTTATAATTGTGAGAGAATTAACATCAATGAATAAGTACAAAGTATATGCTCACTTAGTTAATGTAAGGCACTACACAGTGTTAGCTGATACACCTGAAAATGCTAAGCAATTAGTTAAGAGTATATTAAAAAAGATTTCACATCAAAATCCTGTTGTGACATTTAACAGGGAGTATGTGAGAATAAAAAAAACAGAAAGGATAAATAATGAATAAAATAAAAATAGAATGCCCCGAATGTGAAGGGTTAGGTAAAATACCTATATGCCCCGAGCCTAAGTATGATGAATGGGAGCCTTGCCCTGTATGTGAGGGGCATGGCAGTTGGCTAGAGGATGAAAGAGAAATAGAAGAGTTAATGGGTAGTTGTATTATTGACGAAGAGATTGACATGATGTTTAATGACCATGAACTAGAACATATTACAGAAAGGAAGAGAAATGGGTACTATGACTAATAACTATGTAGTTTATGTTAAGGAAACTAGAACAAGAAAGTATTTTGTTAATGCTGAATCAGAGCAAGAAGCAAAAGAAAACTATTTGTTGGAAGGTTTAACTTCATCACTATATGATAAGGAACAGGATAGAGAAGTTATTTATGTAGGATTGGCTAGTGAAGATGTTAAGTAGTATATTTTCCACATACAATACTTTATATAATAGATATATATCCCCGAAGGCGTTATGTGGATGTTATCATACTTTTAATAATTTGTCAACAAATAAATTTTACTTGACATTAATTTTAAAAAGTGTATAGTTAGATTTATAAATGGAATACAAATACCAATTAGAGAAAATTCAAGACATGAACATAGGGTCAGGTCAGGCATATCGTGGTGATTGTTTATTCTGTTTAAATAGAAATACATTATCTGTTAGAAATGAAAATGGGAAACTAACTTGGAACTGTTTTCATGCTAACTGTGATGCTAAAGGCTCACTTAATACGGGTGTCACTGTAGACGACTTACAAAATTTCTTACACAGTAAGACGAACAGGTCAGGCTTGACCGATGACTTCCTTATCCCTAAGGAATTTGTAACTGTCTATGGTAATAATAAAGCAAGAGAATACATTAATAAGTATGAGTTAGAAAATACTGAAGCAAGATTAATGTATGATGTTAAGCAAGATAGGATAGTTTTCCTAGTTGAAGAACAAGGTAAGGTAGTGGGTGCAATTGGTCGCTCACTATCTGAGAACAGTCTTCCCAAATGGTACAAGTATGGTACGCCAAATGTACCCTTTATTGTAGGTAGCAATAAATATTTAGGCATCATTGTTGAAGACTGTGTTTCTGCGTGTAAAGTAGCTATGTCTAATTTGACAGGCATAGCTATTATGGGTACAAGATTACCTGAAGAGTTTATTGTTCCTATTGCCGATAAGGTAGATAGATGTTTTGTTTGCTTGGATAAGGATGCAACAGAAAAAAGTTTTAAGATAAGAGATACTCTATCCTATCACATTCCTAGTTATGTAGAAATGATTGATAAGGATTTGAAGTATTATAGTATTGATGAATTAAAAAAGTGGGGGGAACAGGTATGCATGAAGATTGGGAAGTAATCCTATTGATAATTATTGTGATGTCAATGATTGGATATGTCTTTTTAAACTTACCTGTTTATGATTGGTATGTTTAATTGGACAGATAGTAATGTTGAAAGATTAAAAGTCTTATGGGAACAGGACAATATCACTTGTTTAAATATCGCCGAAGAACTAGGTACAAATAAGAGTTCTGTTTTAGGTAAGGCATTTAGATTGGGCCTTAGAAAAAAGGCTAATACAGGTAAGGGAGTATCCGATAGTGTATTTAGAGGAAGCCCCTCTTTCTATAACAAATATAGAAGAAAAAAAAAACTTAAGAAGAAAAAAAAGAAAGTAAGAGGGTTTGGTTTAAGGCTCTTACAAAAAGAAAATAGTGAAAGGTTTTGGAGTACATGGGATTCAGCAGTTAATACACCTGAAAAGCGTCTTAATCCAAATGACTACGAACATAAAAATAGTTTAGTTGATAAAATAAAGTTGTCTAGAGAAGATGTACAAGACTATAAGATGAAAATTATAGGTGATGCTGAAACAATAAAACTTTATGAAGAATACTATAAGACCCACAGTTATAAATAGAAAGGAAAATACATGGGATTATTTGACAAAGAAAAATCATACTTAGTGGACATCATGGGGGTGGCTACGATAGTTAAGGTAGGTAAGGAAAGGTATGATGAAATTTATGGTGAGCCTACTGTTATGTACAGTTTAGGGTTTTACAATAAAGCACTAGAAGACTTAGGTGATAATGATGACCATACATTTGAGCCAATGAAGAAAGATAAAACTACAGGTTGTAATATTGCTACATGGAAGAGATTAAAGCAATATCAATTACCCTTTAGTGAAACAGGATATCGCTCAGACTTTAGCAATATTGTTAAAGAAGGAACATACAAAAGTTTTGAACAAGTTATAACTGAGAGTGCTATGAACAATTTAAAAAATTGTGGCATCACAAGGGAAAAATACTTTGATGCAGAAACAATGACAGATGTTCCTGTCGTAAGGGTGATAGAAGAAATTACTAATGTATAATTTATTACTACTTACAATCATGGTAATTTATTTATCCTCTTGTTCTTTTATCTATGATAGAGATAGAAATAATAAAATTACAGTAGAGGAAATGAAACCGATTACTGAAACAAGTAAAGTTAATTGTAATGTGGATAGTTTAAAAACTTTAACCGAATTGCAGATTACTAAATGCAAAATGGAAGCAAAGTTATTGGAGTTAAAATATTAAATCTTACACAGTAAGATAGAAAGGCAAACATGGAAGACGGAAATCTAAGATTATATGTTCTCAAAATCCTACTAACGAAGAAGAACTTTCTTAGAGTTAAAAATATTATACAAAAAGATTTCTTCTCTAATGGAGTAAGAGATATCTACAATGCTATATGCCAAATATACGAGGACAATCCTGAACTACAAGAGATTACTTATGACGATTTAAGGATTAGTTATTTTGAAACATACTTCTCTAATCAAAGTGTTAATGCTCAATTAAATATTAAAAACATTATCAGTAGACTAGAACAATCTAAACCTATGACTGATAGTGTTGTAGAGAATGCTATTAAGAGTATGTACAAAATGGCAAAAGCAGATGAGATGTCTAAACTTTGTATTGACTTGGGAAACAATCCTAGTAAACATTCGTTCCAAGAAATTAAAAGATTCTTAAATGATATTGACGAAGAGAATTTTGAGACTAAAGAGAATACACTTGTCAGTAATGACTTTGATGAAATACTATCTGTAAACGAACATAATGGTGAGTTTGTATTTAACATTTCAGAATTACAAAATGCTACAGGTGGCATTGGTAGGGGAAACTTTATGGTTGTTTTTGCCAGGCCCGAGACAGGGAAGACTGCATTTTGGGTTAGCCTTGTAGCTAAGCAAGACGGCTTCGCATGGCAAGGATATAACTGCCATAACTTTATTAATGAAGAACCTGCTAAGAGAACACAAATGAGAATGGTTAATGCATGTAGTGACATCACAAGAAAAGAAGTATATAATGGTAGTAGAGAATTAGCTGAAGTACAATGGAGAAAAATTAAAGATAAAATATTTACTCATGACAAAGTGGATATGACTATGGAAGACTTAGATACTTATTGTAAAGACAATGAAGTAGATGTATTAGTCATTGACCAATTAGACAAAGTAAATGTAAATGGTAAGTATAATTCTTCTCATGAAAAACTTAGAGAGATATATAGGCAAGGTAGGGAATTAGCTAAACGACATAACTGTTTAGTTATAGGTATGTCACAGGCATCTGCTGAAGGTCATGGTAAATCTACATTGAGTTTTAATCTTATGGAAAATTCTAAGACAGGTAAGGCTGCGGAAGCTGATTTAATTATAGGTATTGGTAAACACGATGAAGAAGAAACAGATGTTAATGAAGGACAAAGAAGAACTATATCCATATCTAAGAACAAACTATCGGGTACACACCCTGTGTTTAATCTTCACCTCATACCTTCATTATCACAATATAAATCAGTATTAAGTTAGAAAGGCTACAATGATTACAGTATTAGACATCGAGACTACATTTACAAAAGACGGAGACCCCACACCCTTCAATCCTGATAACCGATTGGTTAGTGTTGGTGTGAATGACGAATACTTTTTATTCTATCATAGAGATATGAAAGACATGAAAAAAATACAAGAGAATAAGAAGGCAGTTCAAGACATCTTAGACAAATCTGTTCTTGTCGTGGGCCATAACTTAAAGTTTGATATGTCTTGGCTATACGAATTTGGTTTTAAATACGAAGGCAAACTTTACGATACAATGTTAGCTGAGTATGTAATCAACAGGGGAGTTAAAGGTATATCTGTTTCCTTAAAAGAATCTTGTAAGAGAAGAAAAGTTAGTATGAAGTCAGACATTCTTGCTACTTACATGGATGAAGGATATGGCATTGATGAAATCCCAATGGAAAAATTAATAGAGTATGGCAAACAGGATGTTCTTATTACAAGACAACTATATCTTACACAAGTAAGATTGTTCAACGAACCGGGGAATAAAGTATTAAAACCTACTAGAGATTTAATGAATGATTTTCTAAGAGTATTAATTGATATGGAATGTAATGGTAATTATATTGACTTACAAGAATTAGACAGTGTTGAGAAAGAATTAAATGAAGAGTATTATAAACTAAAGAATAATATTAATAGAATTATTCAACAAGTTATGGGTGATACTAAAATCAATTTATCCTCTACAGAAGATTTATCTAAGGTAATCTATTCTAGAAAAGTTCATGACAAGAATACATGGGCAACAATCTTTAACATTGGTATTGATAAAAGAACAGGTAAGCCTAAGAGAAGACCTGAGATGTCTGATAGAGAAGTAGAAAACATTATCTTAAAACATACAGAGCAAGTCTATAAAACTATTGCAGAACAGTGTGGTATGTGTAGTGGATTAGGATTTATTAGACAGATAAAAAAAGACGGAACACCTTTTAAGTCTACTACCAAATGCCCTAAATGTAAAAGCGAAGGTATGCTATTCATAGAAACAGAAGCTAAGGCAGGTTTTAATTTCAAGACTAAGTATGTTCAAGACATTTCTCAAGGTGGATTTAAGACAGATAAGGAAACTCTTAATAAGATTAGTAAGTTATCTGAAGGTTATCTAAAAGAATTTGTGGATAGTATTATTAGATACAGTGCTATTGAAACTTATCTTAATACTTTTGTCACAGGTATCAGAGATAATGTTAGGGAAAATAAAATACTACACCCTTCATTTAATCAGCATATGACAGTTACAGGAAGGCTATCATCATCTAAACCTAACTTCCAAAACATGCCTAGGGCAGATAAGTTTCCTGTAAAGAGAGTTATTAAATCTCGTTTTGAAAATGGTGAAATCATAGAAGTTGATTTTGCACAATTAGAATTTCGTACTGCAGTATTCTTGGCACAAGATATACAAGGTATGGAAGATATTAAGAATGGTGTTGATGTTCACCAATACACTGCTAATATTATTGGTTGTTCACGACAAGAAGCAAAGGCCCACACATTTAAACCTTTGTATGGTGGAATGATGGGCAAAAAGAAAGAGGTGGAGTATTATCAAAAGTTCTTAAAGAAGTATAAAGGTATAGCAAATTGGCATCTACAATTACAAGAAAAGGCATACAAGACTAACATCGTTAGGTTGCCTAGTGGAAGAGAGTATTATTTTCCTAATGTATATAAGAGGGTAAATAAAATAACAGGATTTATATCCTACTCTAACTCTACTAATATTAAGAACTATCCTGTACAAGGATTTGCTACTGCCGATGTAGTTCCTATAGCATGTATGAATGTTTGGGAACTTCTTAAAGAGCGTGAGATGAAGAGTATTATTATCAATACAGTTCACGACTCTGTTGTCTTAGACGCTCACCCTGATGAGATAGATGATGTGATTAGCATTATTAAAACAGGGTTTACTAATGTCAAAGACTCACTACTAACTAGATATAATTGTGAGATAAATGTACCCCTAGACTTTGAAATAAAAAAGGGTGCGAATTGGCTTGACTTATCCACAATTGTGTGATACAATAACTACATATAAAGAGGTAAACTTAAATGACAAACGACTTAATTAATAATATAGATAGCTTATCGTCAGAGAAACTAATGTCGATGATAGGTCAAGATGTAGAATCAGGTGGTTCTATATTAAGTAGGCTATCTATAAACTATGACGCAGAGGATGACGATGGCAATCCCCTTAAACGAGGGTTGTTTAAAGTAGAAACACAAGAACATGGTGCTATCTACTCAGAGAAGGTATCGTTTAGACCTTTCCTTAATACCTTTCAATACAAAAAATACGATGAACAGAATGAAGAAAATAATTATAAATCAGTAATGTTCACAAGTTGGTCGGACTCAAAGCCTGATACTCATGGTACAGATGCGTGTGGTAGTGTACCTAAAGCATTGCGTGAGGACCTAGACCCTGTAGCTAAAATAGAACAAGAAAAAATTACATGCTATAGGAATGTATTTGGAGTAGTATCCGTTAAAGGTAAGAACTCTAAAGGTGAAGAACTATCTTTAAACAATATACCTGTAGTCTATAGGGTCAGAGGTGTTAACTTCCTACCTATTGGTGACCAACTCAAAAGCCTATCCAAAAGAAATAAAATTATGTATAATACTGTACTTGAATTTTTTGGTACAGAAAAACATACAAAGGGTAGTGTCACATACTTTGTTGCAAAGATAAAAGACTCTAATAAAGATGTTAAGTTCTCAGAGGAAGACAAACTTATTCTTAAAGACTTCCTTGATTATGTCAAGAACGAGAATGACTATGTTAAAAAGGAACACGACAAGTCTTTAAAGGAACGACATAAAGCAGTTGTTTCCCCCGATGACTTAGATGATGATGCTATACTAGAGGAAATGTCAGCTTGACTTTCCTAGAAGAAGTAAAATCATTTTTGGCACAGGCTCAAAACGAGCCTGTCGCCATACCTAAAAATATTCTTGATGAGTTTAAAGAAGATTGTGGTAAGGCGATAGAGAAACAGTTTACAGATAAGAGAGAAAAAGAATTTAGAATTAGGATGTCCAATATTGGTAAGCCACTATGCCAATTACAAATGGAAAAGAAATACTTTAATGATGATTCCTTAAAGAATTTTGAGAACTACAATTACAAATTGCGTAATTTATTTGGCGACATATTAGAAGCAGTAGTTGTCATGCTATTAAAAACAGTTAAGTCAAACATACAAGGTGTCCAAGGTAATGTTAAATTAAAAACAGAGTTCTTTGATATGAAGGGAACATACGATATCATTATTGATGATAAGGTTTATGATATTAAAAGTGCCTCACCTTTTGCGTTTGAAAAGAAGTTTGGGGAACAAGGTGGTGGATTTGAAAAGTTTGTAGAAGGTGATGTCTTCGGATACTTATCCCAAGGGTATCTTTATTCTGAGGCCACCACCAAGCCTTTCGGTGGGTGGATTGTTGTTAACAAATCAACAGGTGAACTATTATTAAGTAGCCCACCTGAAGAAGACGAACAGTACAGGCAACAAGCACTTGCTACTGTAAAGAAAAACATCAAAGCATTAATGGATGATGAACCATTTGAAAGATGTTTTGAACTAATAGAAGAAAGTTTTTATCAAAAGAAAACTGGTAATAAAGTTTTAGGTACTGTATGCTCTTTCTGTCAATACAAACATAAATGTTGGGGTGATAATGTTCAGTACTTGCCCCAACAACTATCTAAATCTAGAAGCCCTAAGTATTTTTGGTATGCTGAAATCAATGAACCAAAGGAGATTCAAGATGAAAAAACTGCCGATTGACAACGATACTGTTGTTATTGTAATTAAGCCTTATGGAGATAACAGATTTGCCTGTGGACTTCATTCAAACTACGAACAAGATACAGAAGATAAAGTAATGTGCTACACTGTAGCCATGGGATTATGTCAAATAGCTTTGGATGACCCTGATATGGTCTATGAGATTGGTTTAAGTGTAGCTGAAATAGAGAGAAAGAAAGAAAAGACAGGAACAAATGGTCAAGATAATCTTTTAAATATCTCTGAGTGGAGAAAGAAATTAAACTAATGGATTCAAAACACAGGAAAGGATATTACTGCGAACTAATTGCAGAAAAATATTTAACCGATAAGGGTCTTTATGTATTTAAAAATCTTAGTGGTCTTGGGCCAATAGACTTAATAACTTATGATGATGTCAATAAAGAAATTAAATTAATTGATGTTAAGTTTGAGTCAAAAAGATTGACTGGAAAAAAGGCAGGAACTAGAATCAATAGAGTAAAGGGCGATAGACAATTAGGCATTACTATAAATAGTGATGTAAACTTTTTATATGTTAATGAAAATACACAAGAGTGTATATTAAAGGATTAATAAAATGGAATATGTAAGTGATTTTAAAGCTGACTTAGTGGTAGGTAAAAAAGGTGAGAAGATTATTGGGGATATGTTATCAGGTGACATGGTTGAAGTTAAATCAGAAATAGATAAGTGGATTAAGAGTGGTAATCATTTTTGTGAGTACAAAAGCAGAGGTAAGGATAGTGGAATAAATAAAACTGAATCTAAGTATTGGACTATCAACTTGTATAAAGGTAAGAGTTTTTGCTTTGCTATCTCTATAGAAACAGATAGACTAAAAAAGATTATAGCTAAAAATAAATATCGTTCAGTTCCTGGCGGGGATAACAATACTTCGTGGGGTTGGTTAGTTCCTATTAAAGATTTGCTGGATGTTAGTAACTATGGATAAGATTAATCCTGACTATTATAAAAGTGGCATTGAAACTGCCGATTACATAGAGTCACATAGCATGGATTATTTCCAAGGAAATGTTATTAAGTATGTGACTAGATTTAAAAAGAAGAATGGTATAGAAGACTTAAAGAAAGCAGAGTGGTATCTGCAAAGGTTAATAAAACAATATGAGAATAGCTAAAGACCCATTCACTAAAAAACTAATTGTTTCTCTTGATGAGTTTGAGGGTAAACAAATTGTGGATAAAAAATATTTTAACATCACCTATCAATCTCTTAAAGTATTCTTTGAAGATATACAAGAGTTGATTACTAGTGATTTAAAAAAGATAGAACAATACGAAGAGAGGAAAAGAAATGAAGACTTATTTAATAAGTGAGGAAGAAAGACAAGAAGTACTTAAGTATATATGGACTAGACCATATGGAGAAGTTTACAAAATTATGGATACACTTTTAAAGTTGGGGGAAAGTAGGAATGAACGAGTGGAAGAACTTAGTAAGAAGAAAATTTGACTATAAGATTGACATAGGAACCTATGCCTTGGGTATAAATAGAGATTTTGATTTAGTGATTAATGAAAATACTGTTAATTATTCTGTACTACAAAAGACACTAGAGAAAGTCTACCCTGAGTTTAGACATTCAAATGTTCTTGTTTCTGTAGCAAGAGAAACAAAGTTTCAGTTTGAAGAGATGTCAGATAAGATGACTAAATTTATTAATAGAATAGTTTA